GTCAGCCTGCGTCGCCGCGCTTCCCGCGCCCGTGCGAATGACGTGTTCGAGGAGGTCAACGGTATCAGCAGGCAGGGGGTAGGTCGCCACCCCCGGAGTCAGGGTCTGCGTGCCCTGCTCAAACGTCCACATGTTCACGCCCCGATTGGCCCAGTCGGCAAACAACAGGTTCAAAGACCGGCGGGCGGTCTTGAGGTCATAGCCCGTGCGCAGCTCCGAGCCGCAACGCTCAAACGCCTCCTCAACGATCTCGGAGAGGTCGAGGTTGAAGTTGGAGGTTCCAGAGGTGGCCATTATTTTTCCAACACAAATGACAGATTTTTATGCCGAGGGTACGTTATTGTGCGCTCCCCCTCGGGGCACTTGTACTTGATTGTTGCCAACAGGGTCGCCTTTCCCGGCGCAATTGGCTCTTTGTTGGACAGCTTTAGTTGATAGGTAAACGTGTCAATCTCAGGGCCAGCAGGGCCGGTAAACTTGGTCATGCTTGGAGTCGCGGCGTGAATCATGCCAGCAGAATCCCTGACGGTAGGTTCAAAACCTTCAACTGAACAATCATCCCGCTTCTTGATCCGGGCCACAGTGACGTTAACCGGCTCACCAATTTTTGCTGGAGCAATCTTAAAGTGTTCTGGTGCCCATTCCAAAATGGTTCGTTGAAACCACCCAAACTTATCCCCTGCCGTGTAGCCGCCAACTACAAGCGCAAATGCGGCAGTCACAAACTGCACGACAGGGGTTATTTTAGGAAGCTCCATCTACCGAAACCTTGCCGTCTTCTTAGCCACCGTCTTGGGCTGCGCTACAAACTGCTTGCCTGCCGCCTTGCCCGCTCTTTTGGCCCGGGTTGTAGCAGCGTATTCAGACGGAGTGAGACTTTTAATAGCAGCCTCCGGAAGATACCGTTCACCCGTGTCAGAAGAGCGTTTGCCACTCTTGGTTCTCCAATTGGCGCTCGTCCAATCCTTGAGCGATTGCTGCGGCGCTTTCAATCTCGGTAACCCCCGCCCTTGGCCTTGTACTTCTTAGCCAGAAGCTGCGCTTTTCTTGCGCTCCACTGCCCTGCCGCCGTGCCCTGCACCGCTTGAGCCTTGATGGACTCAAACAGCGACTTGCGCATCCCCGGCTTGGTGTAGTTGCCCGCAGCGTTGACCTTGCCGCCCTCAGCATATTCCGTGAAATTCGTGTCGTCTCTCCGAGATTTACGGACCCCCTTGGGCATCTTGCTGGGGGCGATAGCGCCCATACCGCGACTGGCCATCATACGATTCTGCCTTTCGTCTTGCCGCGCTGCGCGATGCCATCGCCACGGCAGCAGCCGCCCTTGGCCATCTTCTTGTCTTTCGGGACTTCAAACATCTTGTCCGCCATGTTCATAGCCTTGGTGCTATGTGCCATAGACGGTTTTGAAGGCTCCGTAAGCATGGCGTCGTACATCTGCTTGGCGGACTTCATGGTGGCCATGGTTACACCATCCTGCCTTTGGTGTGGCCTTTGGTGATGCAGCCGTCAGCGCGAGTCACGCCGCCCTTTTTCATGCGCACCCCGTTCGAGGACATCTGCGCGGCAAGCTGCGCCTGCTTTTGCCGGTCTTCCTCGTCAGAGTAGGCGTCGCGTGCAATGGCGGCAGGAATCATCCCGCCAAAACCTTGGCGCATGGCTTTGCCCATTGCGCCCTTGCCAGTCAGCATGCCTGCCAGCGGCGAAACGTCGCTAAGTTTGATGTCCATGATTAAACCATCCTGCCCTTAGTGTGGCCTTTGGTGATGCAGCCGTCTGCACGGGTAACGCCGCCTTTTTTGTAATCAACCTCGCGCTTGTTGGCTTTTTCAGCCGCCATATCCGCATCGACCTTGCGCGCAATCTCGGCGTCCACCATGTCGTCCGGGCGAAAGCCCTCAAGGTTTCTAGACGCGGCTGCACCGGCACGCGCTGCGGATGAACCTAAACCGCCCCGGGTATTACCTAGCGCTGAAGCAGCACCACGTGCAGCTTTAGTGGCGGTTTCCAACGGGTACATGGCCACTTTTTTTACGGCTTCGGCAACGTCATCCGACGAAATGCCGCCGTCAGCGTAAGAGGATTTGCGTTTTACCACGACGGCTCCTTAGCAGGTTTTGCCGCCGTAGGCCATCTTGACCATCTTGCCCTTGGTCTTACCCTTGGACGCGATGCCGTCTTTGCTGGGAGCAGCGGTGCGGACAGAACCCATCTTGGTCATGCCGCCCTTGGCCATCTTCATCTCGCCCATCTCATGCTTGATCATGGACTTGGGAGCACCGGCTTTCTTCATGAAGCCGATTTCCTTCTTAACCATCGCCTTGGACTCTTTCATGTCGCCACCTTTAGAAAATGTGCGGCCCTTGTCCGCGTTGAGAAACTCTTTCCCCACGCTCGCGGGGACTCCGGCCTTCTTGGCAAACGCGGGGCTGTTAGCCACCGCTGCCATGAAATTGTGCTGCTTCTTACTCGTGCTCGGCATCGTCTGCCTTCTTGCGCCAAAGCGTAGAAAACTCTTTCCCGGTAGCCATCTCGTAGATGCGCATGACGCCCACGATAGCGCCGATCAGACCAAACACCGGGGTGAGAATCTGCAAGAAAGCGCCAAGCGCCGTGAACACTGCCACGAAGTCCAGCACGTTTTTAACAGCCTCTGTTTTCTCAGTCATGTCAGCATTTCCAAGCCCGAAGGCTCTTGTTGATCCGGCTATTGGGGTCGTTCGCGGTCTTTTCCGAGGTCAGCTTTTTCTTCATGCCAGTCATCCGGGCACAGAAAGAGTCGCGGCGTTTGCCGCCCTCTGGTTGAGGGGCCTTCAACCCGGGCTTGCCCGGATTGGCTGCGTTGTAGGAGGCTCGTCCTTTGGCGTTCAAACCGCCCTTCTCGGACTTGCCTTCCTTGCGTTGCCATGCGGGGGTCTTAGCCATAGAACACCGTGACGCTGGCGATGTTCGTCAGCGTTGCATAGATGTTGGTTGCGCACAGCACCCCCTCACCCGGCACCAGAACATAAAAGGAGTTCGGGTTGGAGTTGGAGGGGATGTCGATCTCAATCATGGTCGTGCCACCAGAGCCGCCATCTTTTAGCAGCAACGTGCCAGCAAGGCTGGCAGTCGCACAGATGGAGAACCCCTTGATACGCGCCCGGGAACCGAAAACGGTGCCCGAGGCGTTTAGGTGGGTTGACTTAACGTCATATTGCATCGTCATGATGCGGCCCTATTAAGAGGTTGCAAACGGAGTGGCAACAATGCCCGTGCCATTCACGGTGCCGGTGACCATGTACTTCAGCGCGGCAACAGCGACGATCTGAATCCAAGTGCCAGCCACGCCACCCGTGGTGCCACCGTTCAGGTTGATGAAGTCGTCGTTAGCGCCAGCGGTGAAGCCCACTGCGGCACCCGAGCTATCGGTGTCGATGGACAGAACCGAGCCAACAAAACGGTCAGTGCCGTCAGTGCCAATCTTCAGCGAGGAGGTGGCGATGGTGGTGGGAACCCAGATGGTGTAAACAACACCTTCGTTGTTTAGGGTGTTGGGGTCCTGACCGGGGCCAGAGGTGATGTCGTTGCTGGAAGCGTTGATCGTGGGCAGCGTCAACACGACGTTAGCAGCCAGAGTGCCACCAACAGTCAGAATGCGACCGCCATGATCAATGGGATTCAGAGTGGTGCTGGCCGTGATTGCGACAACGGCACCGGGGCCCTGTTGATAAATGCCGCCCAGCGAACGGACGGGACCTTGGAAGGTAGTACGAGCCATTTATGACCTCACATGCGAGTTGGGGTGCTGCTGTCTGCATGTCGTCAGGCCGGGACCTGTCAGCAACACCGGATGACCCCGGGTTTGAAGCAATATACAGCAAAAGAAAAAGGGGCACAAGGCCCCTTTTCCATAGTTTCCGGTCGATTAAGAACCAGAAGAACCCCACATGCCGAGGGGATCAGACCAGCCGAACGAATAACGCTCGCGGGCCTTGTAGCGGACGTTGCCGGTGTCGAAGTCGCCGTCCATGCTGTTTTGCAGTGGGGTACGAACGAAGTGCTTCAAACCGTTGGGCACGTCGGTCAACAGGAACCAAGCGTTGGTGTCGGTCAAGAAGTGGTTCACGGTGTAGCCACCGGGGATAGAACCGTTGTTCTTGATGGCGTTGATGTCATTGTCGTTGGTACCAACGCGCAGCTCGGTTTCGAGCAGGCGGGTAGCGACGAACATCAGGCTTGGAGGAACGACCAATTTCTTGGGCTTAGCAGCGATCAGCAAACCGCGTTCATCGGTCCAACCAGCGATCTGAATAACAGCGTTTTCCAACGATGTTTCGTTCAAGTCGGCAGCGGTAGATGGGGTGTTGCTGTTAGTACCGCCAGACACCAGAGGGTGAGCTGTCGAACACAGAACTTGACCGTCACCGTAGGT